TATTAACATCATGCCGTCGTGGTTATGCACACCCGCGTAGCTGTCTGGGTTCTCTTCACTCCACAGCTTACCCTCAGCCGCCCAGTACCGCGTCCCCTTCTTGAGGTCGCGCTCGACTAGCTCGCACACCCACTTGGCTGGCACGAGCTTAGTCGCGCTGATCTCCCACCAATGCGCGTTGATGATCATGGCCTGCCACTTAGTCAGCTCGCCCCAGGTGACGGACCTTAACTGCGACTCGCTGTTAGCTGACACCACTACCGAGCTACCTATGCGTGTCGTTAACATCCACAGTATTAGCCAACTTACAAGTGCCGACTTACCAATCCCCCGCCCTGAGCTTACTGCCTCACGTAGCGTTGTCATGTCGACTTGCCCTTGATTATCTTTGATGTGCTTGGCGATTGTTCTTAGCACGTCGCGTTGCCATTGTCTTGGCCCTCTGAACTTTGCTAACGGCGTGTTGACTTGCCCCCACGGGAACGCGAACAGCACGAACGCTTCAGGGTCGTCCGCAACACGCGGGTCCCACAGCCGTGACATTAATAACTGTTCTTCATCCGAGCTATATATAGGTAGTTGCATTATTCGTTGTCTACGACGGTGCCTTCAATAACACGCGATTGAGCTTCTTGCAAAGCTTGAGTAACACTTATTTTCTGGTACACATCTACGCTAATCTCAGTCTTGGCTGTCCAGCCGTGTACGTGCTGTAGCACAGCGAGAGCTGACTTAGCGTCGCCTTCACGGGCTGCCGCCACTAGATGTTGCGCCATCTCTTTCTCGCCATCAGCCTTACCTTTTTGTGCTGCCATTTCTGCAACAGGGTCGACCTGGCAGAGTTGCCGATACTCGGACGGCATCATCCCTGCAGCTAACGCCAGAGAGTCGTTCTTCAACCCAAGCTTTGCTGCATCGTAGATGGCCTGTAAGCGAGACTCAGTTGCCTTCAACTCGCGTGGCGAAAAAGGTATCGAGAGGAATGTCATGCTCGCATGGTATATGCAATAGGCATTATGTGTCAAGCCATAATAAAAAAAAATTTCTTCTGACACCATCGTCACCGTGACCTGTCACCCCAAGGCCCTACCCCCCCCCCAGCAAAATGCAAACAGCTTTCTGCATGAGAATGATTATCATTTAGATTTATGCTGGTGGTAGTCAGGTAGTCATGTAGTCACGAGGAAAAAGTTTCATGCTTGGTTGTCAGTCATGTAGTCATTTAGCTTTTGTCAGTCATGTAGTCATGCGATGACCTTTCCATGTTTTGTGCATGCTGCAAAAAACACGGGGCGACAAAATGTAGTCATGTAGTCATGTAGTCACATCGTTTTCAGTCGCACCCTAGCCACTGCTACAACATCTTTTACACCTTATATATATAAACTCTTAATATCTTCTAAATAAAATGACTACATGACAGACAAACCGCTACAAGCTAAGCGCATCAATGCTCTAAGCGTAGTCATTTCACCTCAAAACCATAACTACAAAAGACTAACAACCGACTACAAAAGGCGAAAACGTTAAATATTGTAAAGAATTAAAAGAATAGTTGACATTATTTTAAAAGGGCGTATTATTCATTCATGCCCACAAAAAACAGGGCTAAATTTAATCAGGAGATGTAAAAATGCAAACTGAGACTTTAATTTATGCTTTAGAAAAAGGCGAAAGCCGAGATTATATGGAAACTTTAATTGCTTGTAATGTAAACCTAGACATTGAGGGCGTAAAAAAAGCGGCTTCTGCTATGGGTTGGCATAGTTTTAGAGTCGCATATTTTAATGGCGAAAAGCCAAACTTTGAAAGGGCTATAGCATGAAAAAGCACGATTGGGTTTTATATGTGTTAGTTGCAGTTCTGTTTGTGGGCTTTTGCTATTCGTTTGACTTTGCACTAAATAATTCACCACTACTAAGGGGCTAGACATGAGCAATACTAAATACAACGGGTGGACAAACTACGCCACATGGCGTGTAAATCTTGAGATGTTCGATGGGATGGATTGGGTTGAAGCGTTCGGCAATCCCGACCCTGAGCTGACAGATGTCTACGAGTTAAGCCTTGCGCTTAAAGATTATGCGGAAGAAATAATCGAACTACCTTTTGGTGGTAGTAAAGCTGAAGGTCTAGCACTTGATTATGCGCTCGCATTTATGAGCGATGTTAATTGGTATGAAATCGCTGACAGTTTAGTTAGAAACTACGAGGAGAATTAAGCATGAAACTATTAAGCTATTCAGCAAGCGTAACACTTGAAAACGTAATAGAGGAGATGCAAAGCGCAGAGGAGTTGGACGGATGCGAGAACTTAAACGACTACCTTAATTTAATGCTCGCAATCAGCGCAGAATGTAATACAAGAATTGAAAACGCAATTAACACATTTAGAGAGGAACTTTAATCATGGCATATTTTACAGTTTATACAACGCAAGAAATTACAGAGTCGACCGTAGTCGAGGCGGACACCCAAGAACAAGCGCATGAAATCGTGTTAAATGACACGGGTTCGCTCGACTGGCAGTTCTTAGACTCTGACGGATGGCAAATCGAAAGCATTATTGAGAGAGGCGAATAATCATGGCACATTTAACACAAGATAAAAACGGGGTGTTTTATTTAACTGACGAATGGCACATTGAAGATGTGCAATCAATAAGAGACGAACTAAACCAAGAACAATGCGAGGCAGTTTTGGAAGCGATAGCCGAGAACTATAACGCATCAATTGGCATAACTTGGGATGAGATTGAATTTTGGGTTAACCAATTATTCCCCGCCATTGACGAATCAACCGAAGAGGAGAGCTAAAAATGAATACAAGATATGAAGTGCAGGAATTTTGTTTATGTGGCGGTTGGACTAATACTTGGTCGACCGAAGTAAATGGCTCAATGGAATCAACATGGTTTCCATCACGTGAGGATGCAGAATCAGAATTAAGATGTTGGTTTGATGACATGGATGCGGAGTTTGAGGCGGGTAATATGCCTGACGTCCCCGACGCTGAGGACTTTAGAATTGTAGAGGTGACAGAATGAACATATCAGACATAAAAACGCTCGCATTTACGATTAAAGAATTGAAAGACGATAATTTAATCGACGGCACTTTTGAGCTATGCGAAGCGATTGTAAAAAACTTTAATTTAACACCTTTTGAGGTTAAACAATTTAATCAAATAATGGAGATTGAAAATGTATAAAGTTTTAGACCGAGACAGTAACGAACACGTCATTTTCGATAGTTTCGAAGATGCTTGCATATTTAAGGGGGTAAACATTAAGAGTGTTTACAAAGTCAAGCGAGACACTAAAGACCGCCCGAAAGACTTTAAAAGCGGGTCATTATTGCAACTTGCTACTAACGGCTCAATAAAAGCCTATGTTCAAGAGTGGTTAAAGTTGAATAAACTATGCTCTTAATCTCTGCCGCCATTATAGCGGGGCTTATCGCTATCATTTATGACTTGTGACACCATCCTATCAACCACAAAAGAAAACGGCCTTAACGGCCGTTTTTGTTTGTCTGTCATCTGTAAAACTGTTATTTAATCACAACCATTTTAGGCGGTTCTGTAATTTCAACCATGCGCCTTAAATCGCTCTTTTTATACTCGATAAACTCAGGGGCGCAGTAGATGTGTTTTTTGGCTGTATATTCACGACACATTAAACGACCGCAGTCAATCCACCCCGCCTCTTTAAGCGCATGAAGTAAGGCAGCCTGCGGGACTTTGACTCCGCTTGGTGCTGAACCCGCCAGCCTGTCACATAACGAGTGGAAAGGCGAACCGATAACACCCTTCGCAAACTCTCCGACACGATTACGCATTTGCTCAACAAGGTAACTCTCGGCCATCGACATCCCATGCTCGACTAGGTTAGCCTTAAACTCAGTCATCATAGGCGCAGCACTAGGGTTAAATTTAGAGATGTCACGTAGCACAAGCCACGAAGCAATAGCACTAAAGCCACCAGCCTTATACCACGTCCAAAGCTTAGCGGCAGCACTAGGTTCCATTCTAGGCGCATGACTCCATACGCAGAACCAGCGTCTATCTTGACTAGCCAAACTGATAGGCACAGGGTCATTACTAAAGGCTAGGACAAAGACCCTGTTTAGCATCATGTAAGGGTGCAAGCCTTTACGATTGATAGGTAACATCTCAGGCGGTGCAGCGATGATAGGCTTGAGTTTGTTAGCAAGCTGGCGTCTAGCACTAGCATCAGGTTCTTTTAGCTCATTGATAATTAGCACTTCGGACTCTAATTGGTAGCCCCATTGTGAGTTCACGCTATCGTTATCCATAATGCCACGATTACGCAAGTTATCGCCACACACAGCCCATAGGAAAGGCGCCCAGAACGTGTCCTTGCCACTACCCTCATCACCACCATGTAGCACAGCGTGATTTATTTTAATTTCAGGGTGTTGCACCTTGAACGCCATTACGTCTAGGATATGCTCTAGCTCATCCTCATTAGGCACTAGGCTACGTGCATGGTCTAGCCAAGGGGTTATGTCACCTGCTACCAAGTTAGTAGGGCGGGCATCACGCCAGCGATTACCATAGATGTCACCGTCACGAGACACAAGCACCGTCTCGCCAGCAGCGTAGGTTATGCCAACAAGTGCTTTAGCGCCCATCGTCTGTCGGTTCTCATCATAAGACACAGCAGGCAATACACGTGCAGCCGTGTGGATAGAACGACAGTCAATGTGACGGAATAGAGCGTTAAACGTAGAACGGCTTATCTCACGGCGTTCGATAAGGTCGAAATAAGCATCGTCCTCTTGTATATAAGCAAAGCGCTTAAACCAGTCAGCCTTCTCGATACGTCCGAGTTCTTTACGCTCTACCTCAGCGATTAAGTCGTCAGCGTCATGCGTAAACATGTCAGAAGGTTCAATCTTAGATAGTGCTGTGTTCATCACGTCCGCCAGTAATTCCTCACGCAAGCCGTGAGTGTGTTTAGGGCCGCCATTATCAGCCACCCATGATAAGAAGGTCTTAGAGTCTAGGTCTTGACAATGTTCATGATAGCAACAGAACGAACGGTCTAGGGGCTTGTATCTAGCCTCTGGATTACCATCACTATGACTAGCGCTGTTAGGGCATACAACACCGATCCAGCCCTCGCCATTAGCAGGGGTGATAATCATACCATTGGCACTCATCCAACTCAGCACGTCGTCACCGCCATCGTCTTTAAGTCTGATAGACGTGATAGAGGCGGTGTCAGCAGGTGCAGGTGTTACATGTAACGCTTCACATATCTGAGGCAGACTGAACTCACGCTCAGGGTGCAGCTCAATCAGCTTAGAAGCAAAATTATCACGATTAGGTTTAAGATTGACACTACCAGCAACTCTAAAGTTACGGACAGGGTTAATAGCACCGCCATCCGTGAAACCAGCATCAGCAATGGCTTTAATCGCAGCACTAAAGTCTCCCTTCAGAGGTTGATCGTCTAACGCAAAAGTATAGCCATACTGATAATTAGCAGGGCTAGTCTCGATAATCCATGTAGGCGCCAGCGGTGGCACCTTAGACTTAGTGCCTACGTCATCTAGCACCATGAACGCGACGCGCTCACAATTAGATGCAGAGGCAGACACCTTGCCATCGGCAAAGCGGTCTACAATAAAGCAGGCGGTGTTAGCGTACCAAGCATCACCCTTCTTAATCTTAGCCTGCTCAGGCAAGTACGCAGGCCACGTACACTTGATCGCACCATCGTTATGATATTGCAAAGCGCCCTTATCAAGTAAAGGCTTTTGTTTAACTAAAAGAATAGTCTCACCTACAGGGGCAATACCTACTAAATAGTCAATGAAATTTAACTCACTCATTTTCCATACCTCGTCATTATATCGGCTTCAATAGACAAAGGGAGACCCTTAGCCCATTCAGGGGGCGTACACATTACATCGCTCATTCGTTGTAGCACTTCATTCGGTGTATCGGTCTCGATTACAATCTCATCGTGTACGTGTAATATCACGTCATCTAAGTTTCTTAGTGAGTGTCGGAGTAGATCGTTAGCAACGGCCTGGGTGATGTTCTCACACGCCAAGCCTTTCCATAATCTAGCTCTAGGCCACTCGGTAGCGTCAGCAGAGGGCTTCCACGCTGCTTTAGCGTAAGTCACCCCTTCAGGTTCTAGCTTTGCATGTGGATAGCAAAGTATTCGACCCGAAGGCAAAGCATACCATAAATGTACGCCGTCGTATAAGTAGGTAACACGGCCTACGCTAAACTCTTTGCCAACATTACGCATCGCCCGTGTGTAGGCAGACTCTAGTGACTGCCAATAATTAACAGCCCACTGGTTTGCGCGACGCCAAGCATCGACTGTACGTTTAGCATCTGATTCAGTAAGTATAATGCCGTAATTGCGGCCCATAGCACCAAAAGCACCCACGCCACCGCCAAAGCCGCATGACAATATTGCCACTTTTCCAATTTGCCGTTTGTCTGGCGTAATTTCCGTTTCGGCTTGGTGAAATATTGCCGCTGCTTCTCTAATATAAATATCACGACCTGATCTAAAAACATCTAGCACCTCTTCTGCACGTGGATCATTGGAAAGCCAAGGGGTTAGTCTAGCCTCTACCGCGTTCCAATCGGCAACGACTAGGGACTTACCCTTAGCAGGGATTAACGCAGGACGTAGCATACCTTTTAGCACATCGGTGATGCGTCTGCCGTATGTCGGCACAATCGCATGACCTCGCACCATAGCATGTCTAACAGCCTCTGGGTCTTTAGCACACTTACGTGTGAAGTTGTGAACCTGAGCGCCATAGCTAGACGCACGGCCTGTAGCGCTACCACCAGCGAACACAAACGCACCACGTACTCGGTAGTCCTCTTCGTCAGCGAGCTGGGATAGGCGGTTGAACTTAGCGACAGATGATGCCCACAGATCGTCAGCACATTGGATAACGTCAGCGACATCGGCTGGCACTTCGTCGGGGTTCTCTTCGGCTAACAGTAATAGGTTAGCGCGAACGGATTTGTCAATAGACATCTTCTTGTCTCCATCTTTAATAATGGTCATTAGCTTGAGGGCTTCAGGGCCAACGCGTTCTTGCACCCACTCACGCATACGAGGTGAACGTACTGACGTGATAGCACCCTTCGTTACCTCAGACACGATGCGCTCGATCTCTTCTAGTTCTACGCTTGCGTAGCGGATAGCGGAGTCGGCAAGGTCTTTATCTAGCAGCACACCCTTGTCGTTGATACGTTCATTGACATGATAGTCTGCAAGTTCTTGGTCTGATAAGTCACGCAAGGCTTTAGAGATAGTGCGCATGACTTTAACGTCCTGCTCACAGTAGGCAATCATCTCAGCCATCAAGGTAGGGTCATCATTAAACGTGCCGTCAGCACGAGGGAGTGATAGCAGTCTAATCAACTGCTTACCACGGTGGTCTTTACGCATCGTGGCCCCTGAGAAACGTCCAACATCCTCTAGTGAGCCAGGCGCACAGTTAGCACGAGCTTGGGTAGCTGTGCAATAGAACTGTTCTAAATCAAAGTTAATCTGTAAGACATACCAAAAGACTAGGCGCTCAAACGTCGCATTGTGCGCACGTATTTGACCCTTGAAGTTACGCACCTCTTCGGGGAACGGCTGATCTGGCGTCCATGTAATGACGTCACTATCATCAAACGCATAGGACATACATAGCACATCGGTGCTACTGTCTTGAGCGTAGTTGTAGACGCCGCGACTAGGTAAGTCGCAGCGGCTACGTGACTCAAAATCGAGCCACAGTATCATTATGTTGAACGACGACGACGTGTAGTTTCAGCAGGTGCATCTTCTTCAGCAGTCTCGCCTGAAGCTTCAGCATCCATACCTACCCATTCTTTAATCTCAAAGACAGGAGTATAGATTTTGCCATACGACTTATGTTGGTAATGCTCTTTCTTCAAATAGATGACAGGGACAGGCTTAGACTGATCTGCTTCTACTTGATTAGCAATGGCTACTGCTAACGCTTGAACTGCACGTTTACCGCCAACAGATGTAGTAGAGAAGCGAACTTCTAAACCTTTATCTTCGCCAGAGATGCACTTCAATGACAGACCTACTTGCGTCTCCCATCCGCGTTTAGCTGCAGGTGGCGCACCATCAAGCTCAGGCAACGGCTGTGATACTGACACCATCTTCTCACCTAATACGTCGCCATCACCCCATGCGATAAAGCCATGAATGAATGAGAACGGATTAACAGCCCATGTAGCGTCATCTTCGACTTCTGTTTGGTCTGCACCAAACACCCAATGACCTGTCTTGTCCATCTTAAGAATAGCAACGCCTGCTGGCGATACATCGTTCTCAAGTGAACGTAAAGCTGTGCTTAAAGAAGAAACTGCTGGTAGATTTGCTTGTGAAAAAGTTACGATATTAGACATTTTAATTTCCTTTAGATGATTTTATTAAGGGCAGCGGTCAATTGCTGTCCGATTTGCAACAATGCTGGGCGAGGATCATCCTCGTTTGCCAGCGTACTACCTGAACTAATAGCGACGACTGTTCCTTCAGGTAAAGTGAGACCGTGTTTTTTAAGCACCTTCTCAGCTTTAGCTGGTGAGATTAACGTCGTCTCTATTATGTCAGATTCTGGTAGGTCTTTAAGAAGTGCAGACTTCGCATCCTCTTCGTTGACCCATTGTCTAGTCGCACGTTTGGCAACTAGCTTATAGCCTGGGACAGGTTTACCTGCCTCTAGTATTTGGAAAGCTAACGCACGTAAGTCTGTAATCCATTGCTCAATTACGTCGGCGTTTTGCAAGTATACACCTATTTGTTCAACAGGCAACGCATCTAGTTTGGTGTGTAACACACGGTCAACAGCGCCAGTCATCTGAGGACAGATAGGCTTGCCTGCACACCAACGGCAATGATCGCCTGCATTAAGTTTAGCGTCAGATGCTTGTGATTGACGGACTGCAAGGGCTAATGACTGCTCAAATAACTTAATACGGTTAACGTTTGTCGTCCAACGTTTAACGTTAGGCGGTTGAACAATAATCATCTCGATAGATGTCACGCCATCAAACACCCATGACACTTCTTTAGTACGCATGGCAGCTGCAGCGTAGAACATAAGCTGTGGATTCTCTTCAACCTCAACGGCTACACCGTCACCGAACTTCCAATCTAATACATAGGCTGTGTCACCGATACGACCTAAGAAGTCGGTTGAGCCAAATACGTTTGGTAAGAAGTCACCAAAGCCTACGCGCGTCTCGACTGCATACTCCATTTGTTTGTCAGGATCAATCGCATCTAACGCATCAAGCGCAGGTTTGATTTTGTTGTCGATCAGTTCTTGCGTTAATACTTGCGCTTCGTACACGGTGCCAAGGTAATGCTCAGGCGTGTGGCCTTTATCAAGTATTTCTGCAATCACATTATGTAGTAGGGTGCCTTCGTCTGCATACTTATTAGAAGGGCGGGGTGGCATCTTGTCGCAGAGTGCGACTGAGCCTGGGCAGGCAATAACACGTTTAGCGGTTGAACCGCCTACGACTGAAGAGTGTTGCATTTAGTTTCCTTTAATTTACCTATTGAGTCTGCAGATTAGCATACATAAAATTAGTATGTCAACATTTAATTTAATAATAAATTGCTTGACACATAGAAAAAGGGTAAGTAATGTGTGCTTATGTTAGAAAAACAAGTTGAAGCATACTTTAAAAAAGTAGTCGAGCAGTTAGGTGGCAAGAGCTACAAGTTTACATCGCCAGCGCATCGGGGTGTGGCGGATCGTGTAGCCTGTCTGCCTAACGGTCAGACATGGTTTGTGGAAATAAAAACAGAGGGCGGTAAGCTGTCAGAACTGCAGAAGTTATTTGCGTCTGACATGCAGAGGCTCAATCAACATTACGCATGTTTATGGAATAAGGATGATATAGATGAGTGGGCTAAAGCTACGACCCTATCAAGACACGGCGGCTGACTTCCTGTACGAGCATGATCGTGCCATGATTTTAGCGCCAGTTGGCGCAGGCAAGACCGCTATTACGCTCACCGCCATGCAAGACGCTATCGAGGCTGAGGTAGTGACACGCTTCTTAGTGTTAGCACCTAAACGTGTCTGTACTGACGTGTGGCCTGTCGAGCAACCGAAGTGGGCGCCTAGACTTAAGCTCGTTGTGGCTGTCGGTACACCTAAACATCGTGACGCAGCGTTTGCGTCTGACGCAGATATTGTCGTGCTGAACTATGATAATTTGCAATCTATACATAATTTGAACGGCATTGACGGCATTGTGTTTGACGAGTTAACCAGGCTAAAGAACCCGTCAGGCGCACGTTTTAAGGCGTTGTCAAAACTATTAGACAAGATCAACATACGCTGGGGCTTGACAGGTAGCTTTACTAGCAACGGTTTAGAGGACGTGTTCGGCCAATGTAAGATTGTGGACCAGTCTATATTAGGGCGTAGCAAGGGTGCGTTCATGCAACAGCACTTTATCTTAATCAATAAAGAATACGGTGACTGGGTGCCAAGACCTAATGCGCTTGAGCAGGTCATGGAGATTATTAAGCCTGCCACCTTTGTGCTAGACGCTGGCGAGTATAAAGACAAACTGCCGTTACTACACACAGTCGAGTTACGCTGTGACATGGACGACAGACTGCCGTATGAGAAGATGAAAAGAGATTTTGTTGTTCAGTTCGGTAACACACAGATCGCTGCAGTCAACGCTGCCGTGGTGACATCTAAGCTACAGCAGATGGCGTCAGGCTTTATCTATGACGCGGATACCGTACCGACATGGTTTAGCAAGCATAAGTTTGATCGGCTTGATGAACTGTTAGAAGAGAACCAACACGCTAACACCATCATTGCATACGCATTTAAAGAGGAGTTAGCAGAACTTAAGCGACGTTATCCGAAGGCTGTAACGCTAGACGATGATGATGCCATCACACGATGGAACGATGGCAAAGTAGAACTACTGCTAGTGCACCCTAAGTCTGCAGGCCATGGCCTCAACTTACAGCATGGCGGCAGTAAGATTGTATTCCTATCGTTGCCCTGGAGCCTTGAGCTTTATGAGCAGACGATAGGCCGTTTACACCGTAGCGGACAAAAGCATGATGTATGGTGTTACGTGATGTTGACAAATAAAACCGTTGACGAACGTATATGGGCAGCCCTGCATGACAAACGGGCTATTTCTGATATTGCGATGGAAGAACTAACATGACTAAAGACGAAGCATTAAAACTAGCGATTAAAGCACTTGAAGCTTGCAAAGAAGCACTAGAACAACCAGCGCAAGAATGTAAATGGTGCAAATCAAGAGAAGTTAACTTTGATGATGATGTTGATCCAGGCAAAGCATACGAATGGAAACATGGTGCAGGGGGTACTTTATGAATGATGTAAAGATATTCTTGACATGCCTATTTTTAAGCTTTATAGTGGGCGCATATACAGTCGTATTGGTTAACAAAGACCGATACGGATGTACAGTAGAAGTAAGAGATGTTGGCGGTATCACACATGTATTTTCTGGAAAGGTTTACTAATGACTAGATTGAACTGGCGATCACTTAATGCGCAGCTTACTACGTTAAGCGAGGATGAAGTGTTAGCTTTGTTAGAAAACGAACGTGAAGGCGAGAAGCGTATCTCTATGCTACAACGTTTACATCAACGCTACACTATCTTACGTGCTGCACGTGAGCGTGTAGAGATATTGAAAGGAGCAGTACGCCCATGAACAATCGTGAGATTTGGAGTGAGCAAAACTTTAAGTTCGGTCATGTAGACCCTACACCTTGGATTCCGTTTGATGACGAGCCAAGTTATTTAACTAAATTATGGAGAAAATTAACATCATGGGTTTATACACGGTAAAAGTTTATGGCATCGAACTAGATGTCTACGCAGACGTAGAAGTTGAACGTGATCCACTAGGGACTGGAGACAGCCCTGCAGCGACTTACGTTGACATTATCGCTATTGAGTTAACTGATTCTGCGGTTGACATCACTACGTTATTAAGCGACGGTGTGTTAGAAAAGATAGGCGCACAAGTACAGGAAGAGGCAAAAAATGAGCTATGAACAGCAGTTAAAGTATGAACGATTAAAAGAATCAATGTATAATCTTATGGCAGAAAAGCCTCAGACGCGTCGTATGTTGATGGATGCGTTTAACTTAGGTAAAGATCAGTTGAGCAACCATTTACATCGTTTGATTGATAAAGGTTACATCAAGCTACATAAAGATAAAGTCTTAGAACATAGACTTAAGGCTATCATGGTGTCACAGTATTATGCTAACCCTGATATGCCGTTCAAACTTAAATCAGTAGAACAGTTAGCAAAAGAGACGGTAGAACGCTTTGCTGGATCAGGCGTTAAGAAAAGAAAACGCGAAGAGGATCCGCCAGGTGTCTATCGTTTATTAGACTATCCACTTGCTGCGCCAAAAAGAACTCACAAGAAAACAGTTGTGAGTATCGCTAGTGGTTTTAATCAGTTGGGGTGGTAAAAATGAGAGATCAAAAAGTGCAGCTACAAAAATGGTGTTGGTGGGATAAAGGTGAATGTGTCGTTGAAGTGCTAAGGTCAGGTCACTTTCCCACTACTGCTATGGTAAAAATGCCAAATGACCGTGAAATAGAAGTAGATATTGATGAATTACGCATTAACTTTGACTGAATACGCGATTTGCTACTTCCCTGCTTTTTTGGCAGGGTTTAGCATGTGTGGGGCTATGGTAGCCTTAACCCCACTCTTTTCTCGCGTTATACGTCGATTGCAGAAGCCGAAAATCTACCGATTTTAATAAAAAATCGTTTTAAGAGTCATATTCGTCAGTTTCGACATACATCTCTAATCCGTCACCACTAAATTCAATTCTGCCCATGTTAGTGGTGATTGTGATTAGTTCAGTATCATAATCAACTTCAATTTCTTCAATTGTTTGGCCTAGAAGGTCCTCACAAATTTCTTCAGGTGTGCGTTCAGACATAGTTATTCCTCTATTAAGCCAATGTCACAAGTGTGACGTTCAATTTCACCATGCTCTTTATGTAAAATTATAGCACACATATCTCGACCCGCACGGTAACCTTGTCCTTGATGCCAAGCATCTCTAGCTGCAAGTGTTCTAAAATATTCTACTGTACCGCCATGATATTCTTTTACTTCTTTATGGTGTACATGCCCAACATACCAATATCTAAATTTAGATTCGCCCCATTGGACTGGCTTATCCGCAGCCATGATAGACAGCATATCTCTACCTTTGATTGTGTCGCCATGTGTAGACCCAATTAAAACTTTACCAAACTGATAGTACCAAGATACGGCAGGTGACAAGTCTACTTCAATTCTAGGCTCGTTATGGAAGTAACATGAAATCATTAACGCTAACGCGTAAGATGAATGACCGTCATGGTTGCCTTTGTTAATTCTAAATATTACTTTAGTGTGTTTTTTTAGTAACTGCTGTAAACAGTAAATCATGGCGCGAAGCCCAATCTGCTGTACCTTTGCCCAGCGTCCGTCAACGTCAAGTTGATGGCCTGAGTTAGTTACATTCTTTTGGTTGTCTGCATGAAACATGTCGCCTAAGTTAAGCAACATAGCCGTTTCAGAATCAGGCGAGCTTGCAATCAGTCTGTCAATTGCATTACAAGTTAATCGTTCTGCAATCTCTAAGTCAAAGTCATCCCCCGCATCTTGATGCCAAGCATGTAATCCGAAGTGCGGATCACCCATAGGGATAACAGTCATAACATCTGACCTATTTAGTTTTGGTTTTTCTATTAAGGGCGCTAAACCTTTTACGCCTTCAGCTAGAGTTAATACAAACTGTCTAATTGTTTCCTCTAGTTTGCTGTCGTCTATCTTAGACTTGACCCATTGACCTGACGCTTTACCTTCAGCGTTGTAATAGGTTGACACGCCTCTAACAATGAACGGCTCTGGTACAGGTCGCACCATGTCTTGCTCA